GGGCTTGACGATCCCGTTTAATGGGTTTGTGGCCAAGCACCAAACATAGTCTCGAATTTCCCTTTTTGGGAAATGGAATTCTATGCACTGGCGGGGTAGCGATCGGGAATCGAATCGTTGCTTTAGTTCCCTAAGACCTTCTAAACAAAGGTCACGGTTACGTAAACTAAGAATCTTACCCGGAGTCAGCGGCGAAATGTCTTTACCATTAAGGTATAGACGTTTCGCAATCTCAGCAGAGGACTTAAGGGCCCCCTGCTCAGACTTTGTACCTTTATAAGGATTTACTTCAACACCTAGGCGTTGAATTACATCATTATATAAGGTTGCTGAACGCTTATCAGCAATTGCAACATCATCGCCGATTAGCCTATATTTTCGCTTTGCGCGACAATATTCGACCACGGCATGATGAGCTAAAGAGCATAATGGCCATGACGCGTATGCGCCCATTGGCTGTCCTGCTGCATATGTGACCTTTTCGCCTGACCACGCGACAGTGAATGTTCTATTCGCAAGAATAGTCCACCAAGCTGTTGCAAGATCTTTGTTTTCACAAAGTTCAAACAATAGTTTTTCCTGGATTTCTCTAGGAAACCTGTCAGTGAAGGCTGAAAGATCAAAAGTTTCAACAAAGGCCTTAACCTCTGTTAATTCTTTAACGTAGTTTCCTACGTTCATATGTGACATAGTACCATCGGTCTCTAATGAACTTAATAGGTCCATTAGAGCCCTGTGAAGGGGAAATAAGGCCCTTTGTGAGTAGTAATCTACTACTGCAATGGTTCTTGTTTTACCGGCTTTCTCAGGAAACTGAGTCAGCTTTGAATGAATTGTATTATCGTTCTCAGAACGATGATACCCTTTATCCATTTGGTACTCATCATTTAACTCGGAACTGACTACTCGAATTGCTTCGAATAGTTCAGGATCGTTATCAATTGCTGTGAGATCTGAATCACTAGTTGCTAAGGCAGGGCCGTTAGGTCCTTTCTTAACAGTGAAGTGGTACTTCATTTCTGGAAAACGCAAAGTCTTGTTTAGGGACTTTACCCATCCTGGAATGAAATTAATGATTTCTGCTAGCAACTCTTCATCAC